CACCAGCACCTGCTCCAGCACCTGCTCCAGCACCAGCACCAGCACCTGCTCCAGCACCTGGGCCAGGAGCAGTAACATTCAATGCTGGTAAACAAGTTGCATCTGCTGAAATACAAGGTGTAAAATATGTTAAAGACAAAGCCGGCAATTGGTTTAGAGCAGAAGCTAATGGTACGTTTACACAAGTTACAAAAAACAAGCTACTAACTAAGTTAGCGGCCGCTGAAGTTAAAACTCCTTTAATGGCAAGAATGGCTGGAAAATTTCCAAAGACTGTGGTCGCACTAGGTGCAATTGGAGCAGTTGCTAAATTTGGTTGGAATTATAAATGGTGGTTGGTTATGGCCGGGCTTGTGGCCGGTGCTTACTTTGTAAATCAAGATACCACCAACGGTCCTGAAGGTAACGGTAACAGCGATGGTCAACGAGTTGAAAAACCAGAAGAAACTGAAGCTAGACTAAAAAGAGAAGCTGAAGCAAAAGAAAAAGAAGCCGCTGAAAAGAAAGCCACCGCTGAAAAAACAAGCAAGATTCAAGCCAATGGTGCTAAATTACAAAAACTAATTACAGAATTGGTTAACATGTATCCAGTTGATGATATCACTAATGAATTAAAAACTCAGGTAGACGAATTATTCAAACAAGCCAACTACACACCAACTGGTATGGGATCCGGTGACGCGGCCAAAGCCGCAGATACTACCAAGCGTAAACCCACTGGTGACGGCTGGTTAAACGCCAAGTATTAATTAATAAAAATGGCAGATTAATTTCTGCCATTTCCACCTCTAAAGGTTGCATTACACAGATAATTAGTATATAATTAGGCTATAGTTAAGGAGACTTACATGTCAGGACGTTCATACGGTGCAGAAGAAAAGGCAAAACTAGAAAGATTGATTAGTGAAGGTTCTACAGTGCTTCGCGAAATTGAAGATTTATCAGAAGGCTTGAAAGAAACAGTTAAGGCAGTGGCAGAAGAACTCAATGTAAAACCCAGCGTTATCAATCGTGCTATCAAAATTGCACACAAGGGCGACTGGACTGCGCATAACGAAGATTGGGCAGAAATTGAAGCTATTTTAGATATTACAAAACGTATCTAATAAATATTGTACGAAAGGTCGGCGGGCCATAAACCGCAAGTAGGTATTTGCAAGCCGTAAATTGCATATGGAGAATAAATGAGCTATGTAGACGCATGGTTTGACCGTAATAACGATGTTATTAAAGTTGTCGAACGCAACAAAAAAGGTGAAAGGGAATTTAGAGACATTCCTGTACGCCACACATTTTACTATAAAGACGCCCGTGGAAAGTATCTTTCAATTTACGGTGACGCTCTAAGCAAAGTTGTAGTTAAGAGCACAAAAGAATTACGCAAAGAACAAGCAATCAATTCAGGTAAGCAATTATTTGAAAGTGATATCAATCCAATCTTTGTAACACTGAGCGAAAACTATCTAAATGCAGACCCTCCCAAACTAAACGTAGCGTTTTTCGACATCGAAGTAGACTTTGATCCAGAACGTGGCTACAGCACACCAGATGATGCGTTCATGCCTATCACTGCTATCGCTGTTCACTTACAATGGTTGGATACTATGGTGTGCTTGGCAGTTCCTCCAAAGACACTTACTATGGAAGAAGCCAAAGCAATGGTCGAAGAGTTTCCAAATACCATGTTGTTTAAAACAGAAGCGGAAATGTTGGATGTGTTTTTAGACCTGATCAAAGAAGCGGATATTTTAACTGGTTGGAACAGTGAAGGTTATGATATTCCGTACACAGTTAACCGTGTTACCAAAGCACTGAGCAAAGATGACACAAGACGTTTTTGTTTGTTTGATCAATATCCCAAACGTCGTGAATATGAAAAGTTTGGTCGCGATTCAGTTACATATGATTTAGTTGGGCGTGTGCATTTGGACAGTCTTGAACTGTATCGCAAGTACACATATGAAGAACGTCACAGTTATCGATTGGATGCTATTGCAGAATACGAGCTGGGCGAACGTAAAACACAATACGAAGGCACACTGGATCAACTTTACAATCATGATTTTAAAAAGTTCATTGAATACAACAGACAAGACTGTGCGCTTCTTGATCGCTTAGACAAGAAGCTGAAATTCCTTGACCTTGCCAACACACTGGCACATGAAAATACTGTGCTGTTACAAACCACAATGGGTGCTGTTGCAGTGACTGAACAGGCCATTATTAACGAAGCACACAGACGTAACATGCAAGTGCCTAATCGTACTAAGATGGACGACCGTGAAGAAAACACAGCGGCCGCAGGTGCGTATGTTGCTTATCCCAAAGAAGGCATACATGACTGGATTGGTTCGCTGGACATCAACAGTCTTTATCCCAGTGCTATTCGTGCGCTGAACATGGGTCCGGAGACTATTATTGGACAATTGCGTCAAACAATGACTCAAGAGTACATTGATAACAAGATGGCAAAAGGTTCTAGCTTTGCGGCATCGTGGGAAGGTGTATTTGGATCACTGGAATATACCGCAGTAATGAATCAAGAGATTGGTACTGACATTACTATTGATTGGGAGAATGGTCAAACTGATGTTATTAGTGCGGCTGAAGTATACAAGTTGATCTTTGATAGTCACCAGCCCTGGGTACTCAGTGCCAACGGCACTATCTTTACTTATGAAAAGGAAGGCGTTATTCCTGGCTTGTTAAAGCGTTGGTATGCTGAACGTAAAGAGATGCAGGCCAAACTCAAAGACTGTATTAAGACTGGCAACAAAATTGAAGAAGAGTACTGGGACAAACGACAGTTGGTTAAGAAGATTAACTTGAACAGTTTGTATGGTGCTATTTTGAATCCCGGTTGTAGATTCTTTGACAAGCGTATTGGACAGTCAACTACATTGACTGGTCGGCAAATTGTTAAACACATGGCGGCCAAAGTAAATGAAATTGTTGCTGGTGATTATGATTACCGAGGTAAAGCAATTATCTATGGTGATACTGACAGTTGTTATTTTTCAGCATACACTACACTAAAGAAAGATATCGATTCTGGCAACATCGAATGGACCAAAGAAAATGTAATTCAACTATATGATAATATTAGCGAAGAAGTTAACACAACTTTTCCGCAGTTTATGTTGGATACGTTTCACGTGCCAAAAACACGCGGTGAAGTTATCAAAGCAGGTCGTGAAATCGTTGGTAGTAAGAGTTTGTTTATTACTAAAAAGCGTTATGCCGTGCTGTACTATGACAAGGAAGGCAAACGGGCAGACGTAGATGGTAAACCTGGCAAGATCAAGGCCATGGGCTTGGATCTGAAGCGTAGTGATACGCCGGAATTTATTCAGAACTTTTTAAGTGATGTACTTGAAAAGGTCTTGACAGGAACCACCGAAAAAGATGTATTAGCACACATCAGTGAATTTAGATTGAGATTTAAAAGTAGGCCGGGTTGGGAGAAAGGCAGTCCCAAACGTGCCAACAAAGTTACTGAATATCAAGCTAAAGAAGCCAATGCGGGTAAAGCTAACATGCCGGGACATGTTCGTGCTAGCATTAACTGGAATACATTAAAACGTATGTTCGGTGACAAATACAGCATGAACATCACAGACGGTCAAAAAGTTATTGTTTGCAAACTAAAACAAAATCCCATGGGGTTTACATCAGTGGCATATCCCGTGGATGAATTACGTTTGCCACAATGGTTTAAAGACTTGCCGTTTGATCACGCTGAAATGGAACAAACTATTATCGATAACAAATTAGATAACCTAATTGGCGTATTGAAATGGGACGTTCGTAGCACTGAAGAAAAGAATACCTTTAATAGTTTATTTGAGTTCTAATATGAAAATAATAATTGCAGGATACGGATTTGTTGGAAAGGCAGTGGCCAGTGCGTTGCAAACCAAACACGAACTGGTCATTATCGATCCAAAATATAACAGTAATCGAATCACTGACCATATAGATGCAGATGGCATTATTGTTTGTGTATCTACTCCAACTACTGAAAATGGAATTTGTGATGCGAACAACATTGCCAATGTGTTAGATCATGTTCCATTTTTCATGCCTGTTATGATTAAAAGCACATTGACTCCTCCTAACGTGCAGGGCTTTAAAGAAGTTTACGAAAATCACAGCATTGTTTACAGTCCAGAATTTTTGCGGGCCAACAGTGCTGAGGCGGATTTTGTTAATCAAAAATACATTATTGTGGGCGGAGAAGATCCAGAAGGATTTTGGCACGAATTATTCACCACTACATTGCCTAATTGCAAAATGATTTTTCAATGCAGTGAAGAAGAGGCATGCATGATCAAATATACTGTGAATTGTTTTCTTGCTCTCAAGGCCAGTTACTTTAATCAAATAGCTGATATTTGTGATAACAACAAAATGGACTACGATATTGTAAGACATATTGTAGGTCAGGATACACGCATTGGAGCAGGACATACACTGGTTCCAGGGCCAGATGGACAGCGAGGATGGGGAGGTGCATGTTTTCCCAAAGATACTGAAGCATTTTTAAAGTGGTCTAACACAATTGGAATGCCAGCAACATTGGTAGAATCATCTATCCAATACAACAATAAAGTAAGAAAAAACTCTTGACTTTAAACAAAAACCTAAATATAATACACATAAGGAGATTCATATGAAAGATATTTTACAGGACTTAGTAGCACACACGCATAGTCTAGGATTTTTACCGCTAGTTAAAATTTCTAGCACAGACCAAGAAACAGTTATCGAAGGCATGGCAGAAGACCGTAGCGTTATTTTGCAGGCCAAAACAAATGCGCCCGTCAGTAATTTTGAAGGCACGTTTGGTATGCCTAACTTGAACAAGTTGGATTTGCATTTGAAGTGTCCCGAATACAAAGAAGGCGCAAGCATTGAAGTGGTTACACAACAACGCAACGGCGAAGATATCCCAACAGGCCTGCATTTTGAAAATGCATTTGGCGACTTTAAAAACGACTATCGTTTTATGAATGCTGAAATTATCAATGAACAAATGAAAACTGTCAAGTTCAAAGGCGCAAGTTGGAATATTGAATTCGAACCCACTGTGGCTAGTATTCAAAAGTTGAAATATCAAGCGGCCGCGCACACTGAAGAAACAACATTCCAAGTAACAACTAAGGATGACAACTTGATTTTTAGTTTCGGTGATGCAACAACACACTCTGGTAATTTTGTATTCCAAGCAGGAGTTACTGGTAAACTAAAACAAACTTGGGCATGGCCAGTTAGTCAAGTACAAAGCATTTTGAACTTGAGCGGCGACTGCACAATGCGTATCAGTGATGCAGGTGCATTGCAAATTACAGTAAACAGTGGATTGGCTGAATACAATTACATTTTGCCAGCACAAGCTAAATGAGCCAAGTAGATCCAAAAATACTCGAATTGGAAAGACAGATACAGTTCTTGAAGGAACAAGTTATTCGTCTTTCTACTCGTGTAGAGTATTTAGATAGAGAACGAGTTCGTTCAAAAAATGAGATAGGTCAGATCGTGCATGAAGTACGATCACGGAAATAGAATGGAAACTAAAAAAAGAACAGTGGTGAGAATGCTTACATACCGGTTAACGGCATGGTTGTTCACTATCGTCTGGACATATTTGTTCACAGAAGATATTACTAGTGCTACAGGATTTGCCACAGCATTACATGTTCTTTTAAGTGTAGACTATTATATTCATGAAAGAATTTGGTTAAAAATAAAGTGGGGCAAAATTGAATAAGAACCTAACAGCACATCAGAGCGATTACGCATACTTCTTGCCAGCAACAAGTGGTTTTTACAGCACGTACATAGGTAAACAGCGTTACAGCAACTATGTGGATCCTGCTCGTATTCCTGCGAGCTTTGGCCCTATGGGCGTTGAAGCTATGAACTATTTGAATCCCAATGCGGCATTTTACTTTGACCATTGTTTGTATTCAGCTGGACATGCTAACTTGGACTTGACTAAACCAGACCCGAGTGAAGATATGTTTCGTAATAGAGACCGTAGCACCAGTTGGGTGCTAGGCGACTCTGGAGGTTTTCAGATTGGTAAAGGTGTGTGGGAAGGCGAATGGAATGATCCAACTGGGCCAGTAGTTGCACAACGTATGGCCGAAGCAGTTGCAAAAGGCATTGAACTAGTGCCACAAATGCATCCAACTGGTCATCCTAAAACAGATAAAAATGGCAATCCCAAGTATACTAAAGTTGATCATGTTAAAGTGTATCAAGCCAAACTGGATGCGGCACAAAAGAAACGTGAACAAGTATTAACTTGGATGGATGCTCTCATGGACTATGGCATGGTGCTTGACATTCCAGCATGGGTCGGTCGCAGTCCGGTTGGTGCTAAGAATAGTGGAGTTGCCAGTTACGACCAAGCTGTTAGTG